CCCAGGAAGAGTAAGCACCCATTGGTTGCCCAACAGCGTACTTGATTTTACCAATCGAAGATTCCCACCATCTATCTGTTAAGATAGACCCCCAAAGGTTGGCACCCTCAAATCCAAAAGATTTAAGAACATCAACCTGTAGGGAAAGTGGTAATCTATCCGTTGCAGCACTAAGATCGAAAGAATAAGCGGTAGGTGAAGATCGCAAAGCCATCAGAGGAACTTTTTCCTTTAATGACTTTGTCTGATCGAAAGTACCATCAATTCCCATGTCTCCAAGAAGTCTCAAGACAGAATAAATTCCGTCATGAAGATTTCTTAAAGATAATTGGGTCCATTGATCGGTAATTCCAATCAATCTCCATTTACCTCCTCCTTCTTCGAACTTAGCGATTCTACCTAAACTAGGTGTGAATCGTGCTAGTAACAAGATTGGAAGAATTGTTAATCCAAGAAGTAGGTTCCATAATACAACAATAATAAACTTTACATTAGTATTGTAATAACAATACATGATAAAGCTTAGTAACACCTTTGGCTGAAGCCAGAATGCAGATGCATCTAGCAGAAGCCCAAGTGTTGCAATTGGGGTATTTGGACCGGAAACCTCTGAGATTCTCCACTCCACAGTTTTACGTACCTTTAGAGGAGGTAGTAATTTTACTGCTTGTTGGACTTCATTAATTGAAGGTAACCCAACTGCAGTTGAAGGATCCGTGATAGTTGACCATTTAGGTTCGCTACCAGGAACTTTCATTACTCTCCAAAATTGGAATACGCTTAAAACACCTCGTAATACCATTACCCCTGTAGTACTGTCACCACCAGATTTAATCTGACGGATGAGGTGTCTCAAGGGACCTGGAATTATGAGAGGGAGTCCGGATTTGAGAGCAAGCCATACTTCCGGGTTAGGAATGTACGGTTGCGACGCAAACCACTGGATTGTTGCTCGAGAGCATTCCTTTAAATAAAGAACGGTGAACTTTCGTCCACTTGTCTTATATAAAGAAATGATTCTTTCGACAAGAACAATGAAATGTGCATAATACTTAACCAAAGACAATCCGTGCACTAGCAAGATTAGCATACTTTTCATCTCTTTAGGAGATTTAAGTACTAATCTTACAGGTTCAAGTGACCGCACTCTAAGGAAAATATTATTAAATAATGTTTTCATTGTTGTAGCATTTAAATGTTATAACAATTAGGGTCGACACTCTGTCGCAGGTACCTTTGCCACTGATTTTATCGGTTGTGAGGGGCTAGCACACAGAGCCGGGAACGGTGCGGTTTATACAACTCATTCCTCAGACGTACGCGGTACGACAGGTTATCACACATGATAACTACGTGGCCATGTACAGGTTGTCATCCTGCACACTGTTCCGAACCATACCATTTAAGGTATTGGAGGACTGGTGGGAGGCACCACGGCGCTTCTACAAGGCGAAATTACACTAATCAGGTGCAAGTTCGGGGTTCCAAGTATCAGACCGGCCTTTTAGG